GACGACCGGATAGCCTGGCTTAGCTCGGCAACCTGGCCGTTGAGCTTCGCGTGACGCGCCTCGGCTTCGTTCTTGGCCTGCTCGATGCTTCCAAGCTCCTCGATCGCCGTGGCGACCGATTGAACTGCACTGAACATTCTGTTTAACGCCTTTACGTCTTCAGCTGCTTTGAATAGAGGATTGCTCATAAACTAGATAGTCTCCTAACGTGCATGATGACTGTGAGTGAAGTTGTACCATCGCCACCGCTCACTCGTGGACGGATGAATCGTGTGATCTGGTCAATCGACTGAATGCCAGCCGCAGTGAAACTCAAGGTGTTGGCCAAGTGATCTTTCAATACTGTCCAGTTCACGCCGTTGTTTGATCCCTCGATGACACAAGTGCCACCAGTTCCAAACGTGCCCACAACCTGCACCGAGCGATCCGGTGAGCCAGTCATCGTGAGCTCCTCGCCAACAGCGATGTCGCCCGCATCGTATGGCATATTTGCCCAAGTGATCAGGTTTGCCTTGTCCTGAAAGTTCTGTAGCCCAAAATCTTCTACTGTCTTCGCGATAACCATTAGCCCTGTCCCCCTTGCGGTGTTGAATATCCACTAAACATTTTTGTTACGTCTGTCAGTGCGTTCTTGTCCTGTGTGTTTGCGTTCGAGAGTTTCTGTAACGTGTCTGCACCTTGGTTCATCGCAGCCGCTTTCTGCGCCTGCTCCTGAGCCTGTGCCATCTTCTTGCGTACTAATGCAACCTCTTCATCCCCATAAAGAGCAGAAGGATCGAGACCAAGGGCATCAGCATATAAATCAACAATTTTATCTTCATTGATCTTTTGAACCGCCGTAGGTTTGATTTGAGCCAAGTTAGTCACCGTGCCCAAGAAGCGATCAATCGAGTTTGTGCTCACGGCCTTCTGTGCCTGAGCCATCATCGAGACAAACTCAATGTTCAGATCCATGCCCTGCATCGACTCCGGTGGAGGCGGGACAAGGTTGGCTTCGAGCATATCGTGGAAGATGATCTCAATGATCTCCGAATGCAGCTCATTGTGCATCCGCTCCATGACTGGCCCGATCATGAGTAACTTCTCTTCGTGACGCTGTGCGACCTCAGCAGCCGTCATACGACCCATGTCCTGGCTCGCAAACTGAAGCATGATGTCAGCGTAGAACGCCGCACGGATCCGCTCGCGCACGTCCTGGATGTCGATCAGGAGATGCTGAAGATCAATGTTCACTTCAAAAAGTGTCTTGGCACCACCGCTCGCTGTGTCGATAAAGCTTGTCTCACCAGGGAAGATCGAGAGCTCGTGGTTCTTCATGCTCGCCGGAGCTTGCATTGGAGGCCTCAGCTTGTAGTCGATCGCCTGGCCCTTGCGAAGTTGCTCGTGCTGAAGCTGATGAATGTCGCCTAACGCCTCCATTCCAGGACAAGCGCCACCGTAAACGTCGCCACCTGAAACGTGCCACCGCGGGAAGATTCCGCGGAAGATCTTGTGTCCGCTTTCCAAGAGCAGCTTTTCGTTCTCGCGTCCGCGCTCGAAATAGATGTTCTTGAAAGGCATATTCTTCGCGTCCGATTTAGTCGGATCGCGATCAATCCTCGGCTCGATCAGGTGAACCACTGTCACCCATGAATCAAGCGACCCACGATCGTGCAGGTCTTGCACCGATCTTGTGCAGTTCTCATAGCCAAACTGCGTGACCAGCTGATGCACCTTCATGTCGAACTCACGGAACATGGTATCGACCTTGCCCTTGTGGTTCTGTGAAATGTAATACTGACCAATGGTCAAGAACTGCCCGTGAACCACTGTCTCAAAGTCTTTGTCGATGATCGCGCCCGCGGTGCCGAAAGTAGGAAGCTCCTCATAGAAGTTCTGAAGCATCCGGTAGATGTTCGACTTCGCGATGATCGAGCGCATGATCTCGGTGGTCTCAGAGAGCCACACCTTGACCGCGTGATCCTTGAGCAGTGTTGGATCCGCTACAGACAGCCGGAACCAGGGACGCGCAGGACTCGACATACCAGACATAAGCCCCGCAGACAGGATCCGCAGGCACTTGGTCGCAGTTGAGTCATAGATCAGGTTGTGCCGCTTGTCGCCCTTATTGCGATCGGTGACATCGAACCTGCCTGACCTCGGAAGAATATGCTTTGAGATGTCTCGCCAGTGTTCGACCCAGGACGACTGTTCAACCTTAAGTGCAGACAGTCGCTCGGTATATTTGTAGTTGGGGATCTTCTTTTCCATCAAGCTCCCAAGAGTGTCGGTTTAGATAGTGTCGAAGGCGCAGTTGCCGCCCCTGAAGCGCCAGTCAATGCGGTAGCAGCCGTGCCGGAGTTTGCCGGATACAGAAGATCAGCCGCGCTCGCCCGTCGTGGTTTCTTAGATTGTTGTGCGAGCAATGCCTCAGCATCAGCCGCTTGTTTCTCGGCAGTTTTGCGCCCTTCGTTCATTGCGTCGCGTGACGCGCTGGACGATTGCTCAGCCGCGTATGCCGTCGTTCCTGCTGCCAACACTGCCGATGCTGCCGCTATTGCGCTGATTCCATCACACATAAGGATTATACTCATCTATCCCGCGGTGCTTACGCGAACTTTTGATGTAGTCCGATGCCCGCGGAGAGTCCATAAGCGCCAGGATGTAGGCGCTACCAAAGTCAGGCGACCGCCCGATCCGGTCTACGATCTCATCCCTGGACTCAACCTTGACCGTGCTGCCTGAGAGTTTCCACGTCGGAGCGCAAAGGTCTGCCTTAAGCCTCTGATCGTTAGGCAAAACGATGCCGTTGTTGGCCGAAGGATCGAGCGCCTCCCGCATCTTCCACCAGAGCTCGGACCGTTGATTGAAGAATTTGAGGCGACCGGACTTGTCGCTTCCCGATGCCTTCTCGCTCACGTTCACGCCGTAGACGTTCTGCCTGGCTTCCTTGAGAAAGTCATAAGGCGACGACCCCACACCGATCACGTCGATATGAACAGGCGCAAGATCGCGCACTGACGCGATCACAAGCCCCGCGACCTTCGGCCCGTCGTTCGAGTTTTCGCCCTTGTATTCGAGAGGCTTATCGAACCACATACCGTGCCTGCGAGCGATGACAGTGCTATCGCGTCCGCCCCTGGCCACGTCCACACCGACCGATGACATTCTTGGCTTCACCGCTGGCTCATGCCAGCGACCCATCGCGATCTCGACCCACGATGTTGGGATGACTTGGTACGGATCGTCTTCCATGCCCGCATTGAAGTCGCCGTAGAGCATCTGAGACCTCAGTGGCTCGGGCAGGCTTTGCAGTGTGGACATATAGCCAGTGCCCACAAGGTACGGATTGTCCGTCACTCGCGATGGAATGAACGTGCGGGACATGGGAGTGATGAGCTCGCCCTTGTGCTCGAATGGTGTACCGTCATCGAGCTCGGCATCCTTGCCGTCGATGGTCGCGAACCACCGAAGCTCGCCAGGCTGCGCCGGACGATGATGCTTCTTGTCTAGCCACGGCCCGAAGAATGGAATGATCCACTGACCCTCGGCAGACGTGGGAGGGTTAAACGTGAGCAGAGCTTGGCATCTCTGGCCTTCGACAGTGGTCCGAAGCCATCCGAGCAGGAAGCGCACTTGACGTTCTAGGAAGTTTGCAGCCTCATCGAACACGATGAAATCATGGGGACGGCCCTGATATTTGGTCTCGTCGCCTTGGTGGGGCACTGATCCGAACTCGATCTGCCTTGCGATGCCGTCAGGCCCCTTTGTGCGCCAAACCATCTTTTGACCGTTGTAGCCTTCGTCGTTGCCGATGATCGCTCGCAGTCTGTCCGTGATGCCGGACAACTGTGTGGATTCTCGGCGCAAGATCATGGTCGTGAGATGCGAGCGCAGCGCCTTGCCGCAGGCGAGATCGGTCTTGCCTCCGCCAGCCGCCCCACCGTAGCCGATGATGTCTGCCTTGGAATCAAACGCTAACATCTGAGGACCAGGCAGTGGTCTCCAGATAGTTTTATCCTCAGCTAAGATCTTGTTAACTTCTTCGCGCTCCTCTGGAGTGAGATATTTCAGCAGATCTTTTGCCTCTGCCGGAGTCATCAAGATTGTTCTTCCTTGCGCTTCTGAGCCAGAGCCATGATCGCTGCGATCTTGGCAGCCGAATCGGTATCGGTAAGCTTGATCGGCCCGCCCTCTGGACCAGACATCTCGACCTTCTCAGTGAACATCTTGAGATGCTTGCCAAGCAGCTCCAGAGAGCCGCGTTTGTCCCAAAACTTGATCTTGTGAGTGTGCTCGACCTCGACTGGCTCTGTGCCTGGAATGCGAGAAGTGACGACCTCGATGCTCGCGATCGAAGCAGCCACGTCGTCCGGCAGCAGATGCACCGGAAGCAGGTTTCCGTCCTCGTCGAAGATCTTGCGAATGTCGCTCGTTGCAAGCTTCTTGATTTCCTTGAGCACATCGACCGCCTGGACGTTCGCTCGTTCGGCAATAGTTGCAACCTTTTTGTTCAGGTACTCTTGAATATTAACGTAGGTAAGCAGCCTAGAACCTATCTGAGTGGCCCCATTCTCGCTGTAGCCAGCCGCTATAGCCGCCCTGGTGCCGTTTCGGTCCTTCAGGTACTCGTCCGCGAAAAGCTTCTGCTGGACGCTTAGCGGCCCTCCCTCGGGCTTCTCTTTGATTTTCTTTTCTGCTTTTTTTGCCATTTATTTAACCTGACGCAACGCGAACCGTCTTCCATCGCATCGGCGTTTGCGCTCTGCGCCTGTAGTTGCAGATACAGTAAACCGTTGACTTGCTAACTCCGAATAGCTTCGCGATGCGATCGTAAGTGAATCTACGACCTTCGCGTAAATCTCGCATGGTATCAACCTGTGCATCCGTGAGTTTCGCATTGTGATGTCCTTCACCGATCGCTCGACCTTTTTCATTTATGGCAATTACCTTCCGCATTGGCTACCACCCCCTGTATATTCAAGATTGTTAACAAGATTGCAACAATTCAACGATTATTTTTTAGCGCCCTGACCCAAACGACCAATCGTCCACCCTCCTCACGCGCTCCACGTTCGATTTTAAGAGCGTCCAGCTGCGAGTCGTCCTGCCACAACCCCCCCTTAGTCAAAGCGTCCAGGCAAGCCTTGAGGACGTTATCCAGGTCCCGCTTCCTGAGATCAGGCGGATGAGCCAGGATCTCGACCTCCAGGCGCTCGTCGTCGCCGAACGCATTGCGCTGTGCCAGGATGATGTTATCGACCCTGGCGTAGTACGCCTTGGCCTTGTCTGAGATGTAATGGCGACCCCCGCTGTGACGGTACACCGTGTTGTTCGATGGCGGCCAAGGCAGCACGACCCGCACCCAGCCTGCCCGCTCCCCGCCGCGACCATCGCGGACGATGTTCTCGGCAGGGAACAGATTCTCTGCCCGAATGGTTTCCATGCCGTCCGACTTCGAGATGTACTCAGTCGTTTTCTTTCTTAAACTTTTCTCATTCATCAAGCCCCCTTAAACCCATTTAATTTTATACCCAAATTACCTGACTGCTTTACTGCTAGGAGCCCACTTTTTCGTGCGAGCTGATTTCGCCCCGTTCATTCTCGTTCACCCCTAAAGGGGGGTGAACGAGTGAACGAGAAACGCCAAAAAACTCGTTCACGCAAACCGTGAACGAGAAAACCCAAACAAAACAATAACTTATATACAACAATACCTGATTAAAAAAGTACCGTTCACGCGTGAATGAACGAGCGTTTTTACCCCCCTCGTTCACGCTCTTCGTGAACGGGAATTCCTCAATGATTTCAAGCATCGTAATCTCCGACCTTTTGAATCTGATTTCTCTTCCAAACAGGGGGTCCTTTGCGAGCATCTGACTTATCGAGTAGGTCTAATCCACTCAAAGAAAGCAACGATTTTGATTTCTCAGAGAGGACGTAATCACGTTCTTGTTTCTCAACCAGACCCAGCGCGACACACCGCTTCATTGCGTTCGCTACCGCCCCATTGGACAGCTTAAGAATCTCACCAAGGTCTTTGGTCCCGATCCACCCGTGCCGTAGCTCGGCCAGGATGTGACGCGCCTTAACCTCCTCGAACGCCGCATTGCTTTTCACGATCACAACGTCGAGCTCGTCGAAGTCATGAGTCAGCACGACCGACGTGACCAGCTCGCCATCCACTTCGCCTAAGGGGACGCCCGTGAACTTGAACGTCATCGCCTGCGGATGCTCGGCATCCTTCATCTTGGTCGCCTTAAAGCTCACCACGCCCTCCTCAGAACTCACCTGGTACTCAGCGTCCACCGCAGCCCTAAGCGCACTGGAGCCCCGCGCACGGCCCTCTGTGTGCCCGCTGTGGTGCACCAGAAGCACCGAGCACCCGAACCGCTTCCGGATAAAGCAATCAACGTGCTCGATGAACATATTCATGTCTTTGGTTGAGTTCTCATCTCCGTCGCCAAAAGAACGCGCTACCGTGTCGATGACGACCAGCTTCGGATGCTGGCCCACGGTAGCCGTCATGCGCTCGACCTGCTTCACAAGCCGCTCGGCTTCAGCCTTGTCCATGATGCTGATAGCCCTGTGGGTCTTAAGTAGCTGGCCCGGGCCAAGGTCCTGCTTGTAAAAGACTTCCCAGGCACCCAAACGCCGCATAATCCCGTTGTGCCCTTCGCCCGCGACGTACAGGACCACGCCCTGGTCTACCTCATTGCCATACCACGGCAGCCCCGTAGCCACGCTAGCCGCGAGAGAGATCGAGAGAAACGACTTCCCGCTGGCCGGAGGACCGTAGACCTGTGTGATCGCATCCTGCTCGATGTAATTCTCGATGAGCCATTTGATCGGCTTAACGCTATTTCTAGCCGACACGACCCACGCCATGAGCTCCTCTTCGGGCTCGCCTGGCTCCTCAACAATCACATTATCAGGCACGACTACAGTCGTTGCTTTATTGATAAGCGCCTCGAACTCTTCGAGACCCGTGAATGGGATCGCGCTTAGGTCCTTCTTGCCAGTCGGCAGGTACAGGTACTTGATCGAGTCCACGACAGGCGAGAGCATCTTTGAGACCTCGCTCATATGCTTAAACCCAGGCTCGTCGTTGTCCGGCACCAGGATCACGTCAGCCCCGCGAAAATACTCCGTGAAGCTTTCGTCCCATTTGCCCGCGCCGCCCGCATTGCAGGTAGCCGCAAAGCCGTAGAAGCGACAGGTTTCGACATCCTTCTCGCCCTCGACGATCAGCACCCTGCGCCCAGCGGCCACCGCCTCGATCACCTCCGGCAAGCGATACGGCACGTTTCTGAGACCCTTGACTGACCAGGATCCGTCAGCGGCCCGCTGCTTAAAATTCTTTGGCTCATACCGAAGCACTTCACGAATCGGCACACCTTGCTCGTCCGTGTAGGTGTAGACCTCTTTTAACACTGGCTTCACTTCTGAAGCTTTGGCCACAAAGTCTTTCACTGCACTTGTGTCTGTCTTTTGCTTTGAAGAACCCCAGAGATTCAGTCTGCGAATCTCTTCAATGACTGTGGATTGCTGACACCCAGCGTGACAGAAGACCAGGATCTTTCCGCCTTTGTCCGAGATGCTTAGAGATGCTTTGTTGTCTTCGTGCGCAGGGCATCGGCAGTCGTATCCGTTGCTTGTTTTAACGGCCCCACCCAATGCACTCGCGATTCTTTCGATGTTTTGCACTTTGTCTCCCGCTCTCTTTTTGATTAAAAAGCTTCGACGCGAGCAGGTAGAGAGTGACCATGACCGATCGGGGATCAGCCGATCAGCGCCCGCGCCGAAGTTTTAATGTTGAGGGGGAGTTTGCGCGAAACGCAACAACTATAAATCAGACGGATTAAATCCGGAAATATCTTTGAACGTGATTGGAAGTTTGCGCTCGCGAGCGATGCGAAGAAGTTGTTCCCAATGTCTGTGAGGAATTTCGCCGACTTGTTTCCATCTAGAGATAGCAGACCGATTCACGCCCATCGCCTCAGCGAATGCGGACTGATCACCGAACATCGCAGCAATGCGAACTACTCGGTTTGGTTTCTTCTTGGATTGGTCGCCATATCTGAGTGTCACGCTTTCAAATTGTCACAAAGTTATGAAAATCACAACAGGCGAAAATAGTTGTTGCGCGATCCGCAACACTGTGAAAACCTGTGTCAGTACCGAATAACAAAAAACAAAGGAACATAGAATGTTGAATCAACTGAATCAAGAAGCCTTAAATCAAATGACGAACGAACAGCTTGCAGAATTGCTAGTGGTCTCGAAGAAAGAAGAGACCGACGCAGCGAACGCCCGCAAGAATATTGAAGAGCTCATCATCTCACGCTTTGGCCACCGACCAGAAGGCAGCCAGACTCATGAGCTCGCAAACGGCCTCAAGGTTGTGATCACTGGCAAGATGACTTACTCAAGTGACATCGACAAGCTCATCGAGCTTTCAAAGAATCTTCCTGAGATGCTTCGCCCTCTTAAAGTCGAGACCAAGCTCGACGAAACCGGAGCCAAATACCTGCGAAACAACGAACCAGAAGCATGGAAGGTGATCTCAGATGCAATCACTATCAAGCCTGCGAAAACGTCTGTCTCCATCAAGGCTTAATCTAGTGCATCCTTTTACCGCACCAACCATCGTCGCACTGTATGCGTCAGTCACATTATTTTTGATCGTACTGATCAAAGGAGGATTCAGTCATGGCCTTTAATCTAGCAAGTATCTCTAAAACCAAAAGAGCTCGGGCACCTAAGATCGTGCTCGTCGGCCCAGGCAAGATCGGCAAGACGACCTTTGCCGCCCAAGCCCCACACGCAGTCGGCATCCTAACTGAGCAAGGCACCGACAACGTGGACGCCCACGCTTTCCCTCTCTGCACTTCGCTTGACGACGTGTACCAAGCAATCGGCACCCTGCTCACTGAAGAGCACAATTTCGAGACCGTCTTTCTTGATAGCCTCGATTGGCTGGAGCCACTACTTCACGCTCACGTTTGCAAGAAACGCGACTGGAAAGACATCGAATCCCCAGGCTTCGGTAAAGGCTACATTGCAGCCGCCGAAGAGTGGCGCACTCTTCTCGGAGGCTTCGACGCCTTGCGAGACAAGCGGAACATGACAGTGATCCTGATCGCGCACGACAAGGTGAAGCGATTTGAGTCACCTCTCATGGATGGATACGACACGTTTACTCTTAAGCTTCACGACCGTGCGAGCGCGATCGTCAGCGAGTTTGCAGACGTTATCGGCTTCGCCGGATACCGGATCTTGTCTAAGACTTCAGACGGAGGCTTTGGCAAGACTGAGAACAAGGCTTTCACAACAGGCGAGAGGATCCTTCATGTTGAGCCCCATCCGGCTCACTGTGGCGGGAACCGCTTTGGCCTTAAAAATATGCCCCTGTCATGGAATAGCTTCGCTGAAGCTATGGCAGTGGTTTTCGCTGACGTAACGAACAATCAACCGAACACGAATAAGGAATAAACGAACATGGCACAATTGAACTTTGATCCAAGCAGCGCACCGAAATCAGACAAAGGCGACTTTTCAGCTCTCCCAGAGGGACGGTATGTAGCCGTCGCGATCGCAAGCGAGATGAAAGACACGAAAGCTAAAAACGGAAACTACCTCGAAGTCACCTTTGAGGTGATCGACGGACCGTACAAGGGACGCAAGTTTTGGGACCGGATCAACATCCGTAACCCGAACAAGCAAGCTCAGGACATCGGGCAGAAGACGTTAGCCAACCTCTGCGAGTGTTTCGGGATCACCTATCTTAAGGACAGCGCCGAGCTGCACAATCAGCCAGTGCTTGCCGAGCTTAAGGTGAAGCCAGCGGACGGAGCCTACGGCGAGAGCAACAACGTGAAAAAGTATCACTCAATCAATGGCCACAGCCCTCAAGCCGCACCCGCTGCACCGCAGTGGGCAGCAGCCGCGGGACCGTTGCCAGCAGCAGCCCCACAAGCGGCAGCGTCAACGACCCCACCTTGGAAGCGTTAGTCTCCCCCACCAACACATCATCCCCCGCGAGAACGATTCTTGCGGGGGACAACAAAAGAGGCATCAATGGCAAAACTACCAGAACCAATGCACACGACGCGGGAAGCGATTTTTGAGAACTACGCAAAACAAAGGCAGCAGCCACGAGTCCACCTTGGATGCTCTGAGATCGGCAACGAATGCGAGCGAGCTCTGTTTTACACTTTTAGATGGGCATCAGAAGTAAAGTTTGAGGGGCGAATGCTCCGTCTGTTTAACACCGGAGTCAGGGAAGAGACCAGAATCCTTGAAGAGCTTCGCGCTATCGGCGCAGAAGTGCACGACGTGGATCCAGTCACAAAGAAACAGTATGTCTTTGGATCTTTCGGAGGACATTTCTCTGGATCGTGCGACGCGGTAGCCCGCGGACTCCCCGAAGCGCCAGCGTCTTGGGCGATCGTTGAGATGAAGACACACTCAGCGAAAAGCTTCGCGGACCTGTCTAAGAAAGGCGTGAAGGAAGCTAAGCCACTGCACTACGCCCAGATGCAGATGTACATGGGTCTGTCCGGAGGCGTGAACCGCGCCCTTTACTTTGCCGTGAACAAGGACACCGACGACCTGCACTGCGAGTGGATCCACTTTGACCAAGAGTTTTATGACGCGCACATGGCAAAGGCCGAGCGCGTGATCAAGGCAGAATCGCAGCCCGTGCGGATCTCAAACGATCCGTCTTGGTATATGTGCAAGTTTTGCAATCACTACGACGCCTGTCACAAAGACGTTATAGCGCCGAAGTCTTGCCGAACGTGCGCCTACGCGACGCCAAACACCGAGACAGGGAAATGGGAATGCGGACGCTTTGGGCGAGCTCTCAGTGTTGCCGAGCAGCGTACTGGATGCCGCGGGCATCTTTATATTCCGACCCTGATCCAGTTTGCGGATCCGATTGATTCGACCATGGAGTCTGTTACCTACCGAGTCAAGGGGTCAGACGTGATCTTTGCGAATGTGACGCACGATGCAGACGTGAGCGAAGACGCTATGAGCAACGCGGTAACCGCTTGCTATACGAGCGACGAGCTCCAGGGCCGGACAAAAGAAGTCATTGGCAATGAAGTCATCGACTTTGCGAAGAAAGAGCTAGGGGGAATCTTGAATGGAAAGTGATGAAAAGAAGTTTGAGAAGGTGGACCAGAAGAAAGAGAAGAAGGACATAGACATCTTCTTCTTCAGGATGAGCGAGTACGTCAAGCTTGACGCGAACTCCAGGGAGTATCTCAGGACATTGAACCGCAAGCAGCGCATGAAATTGCTTCGAGATGCGATCAAGTTTCACAAGAAGGGATTCAAGAAATGAGCTGGTCCTACATACTATTGCTTGCGATTTGCACTTACATTGGCCTTGAGGTACTTATGGGAAGCAAAAGATGAACGATCTTAAAAAAGAACAAGCATCTAGAAAGTTTCGAGCAAGAGGATTCTTTCTTGGAAAGATGTCGGAAGCCGCAAGGCAATGGGAAGATAGCAAAAAAACAGGAAGCACCGGATGGTCGTTTCATGAGGGAGCCGAGTTTGGCTACGCTCAAGGAAAGATAGACGGAGCAGAGCTAGTCTTTGATGCAATACTTGATTACATATACGGACCAGGAACGGCCCTGAGACTGATGATCGCTGCGTCATTAGAGAAAAAAAGAAAGTTAATTATTGAGGAGTCGCTAAATGACGAATGGATCTAAAAAGCTCACAGGCCGCGAGGCAGTAATCGCCATTATGCAAGGCAAAAAGATCACAAGAGAAGAAGACGAGATCTGGCTTAATCCTGGAGCAGTTGAGTTAGACACAAACAAAACAAGCCAAAAGCACAAGTATCTTTCTTTTGCAGAAATTCTTGCATATGACGATTGGGAAATTGTGATTGAGCCACGAGTTTGGGAAGGCGAGTGCGAAGGAAGAGTTGACGCCCTGGTTTTGGGATGGTCTGGTCCTACCATGCCCGACTGGATGCACGAGAAAAAGTTCAAAGTGCGTGCGGAGGAAATTTTGTGAGCTTTCTTATAAAAATTAAGTACCTGTTTGTAATGCTGACAAGAACATTTATTGAATGGAAAAAATACCATTTACACGCGGATTTAGATGCCCCGTGGTGTTGCGACGGTAACGACGAGTCGAATATTTGCGGGTGTGGTGGCGTAACCAATCGAGAGATGATGAGGCGTTACAGATGAAAGAAGGAGCAGAGAAATGAATCAGATACCCACACCAATCGTATTGAAATGGATTAGAGAGTCCATCTTGGCATTGCAAGATAGCCCGGAAGAGTACACTCCCACCGTCACACTGAAAATCGAACACGTACTATCGTTGCTTGATGAAGTGATGGGCGCTCGGGCGGAAAAGATTCGGAACAGTGCGCCGAAGAAGAAAGTCAGCACTAAAAAACAAGCAGCGAAGAAAAGGAAGAAGACATGATCCAGAAAGCAAGCATCGGAAGAGTTGTGCATTACATGAAGTACGGAACACCGGGGGGCGAACATAAGGCAGAGCCAAGCCCCGCCATCATCACTAAGATCCTGAACGAAGAGACACAAGAGTGTCAGCTTTTCGTGATGAACCCAAACGGCGTCTACTTCAATCCAACACCGTACTCTGAAGAGCCAAAACCAGGACATTGGAGCTGGCCAACGATAGTTTAGAAAGCATTTTTCGTATGAGCCGCACACTAAGAATGCGTAACGAATCCGGCGGGATGCTCATTGAACTGCGCCGGGCCAAGCTGTGAAGGACTAATCGCGGGCTTTTGTTTGATGTCCAGTAGCACAGTGAAGACAAAACACGCGGTAGAGCCGATGCGATATTCGGCCAAAATTTAAAGGAGCAAGTCATGACATTCTTACAAGCAGTCGAAGCAATGAAGCAGGGGAAGAGGGTTAGGAGAAGTGGTTGGAAAAAAAACAATGTAATTTTTAACATTTTTTTGCAATCTCACATTTTAATGACTTCGGTTGGTTACACGTTTGAATCAACCCTTTTTGATTTTGATGCCACAGACTGGGAGATATACGAAGAGCCGAAGAAGACGCGCACTGTGGTGCGGTATCAGTGGGCTACGAGGTCTAAAGATCTTGGATGGTTTTCTAATGGGATATTTTTTGAAAACGAAAAGCAACACAGAGAGTCTTGTTTTTCATCTAAAGATAACGAGATAAAACGCCTCGATTACACCCGCACTGAGTTTGAGGAGGAATGCGAATGACCGACTTTGAGAAACGGCTGGGTGATGCCGCATTTGATTTTTCTAACGACAATGCAGACGGGACAATTGCAACTCGCGAGCTTACAAATATTTCTTTTCGAACTGGCGCACTTTGGGGATACGCGCAAGC